CAACGGGTCCGCGCCGATCTCACCCTCCTGCATCGCTCCGTATCTACACCGGGTGTGCTGGCTGCTGACCAGTCCTGATGGTCGCTACCTGCGGGACATCTGCGGCACCGTGCTGCACTGGGCGACTTCGCCGAATGCTGTGCCTGATGCCCAGCGTTATGCAACTTTTGCACGGGCAAAGTCGGTGTGGCTTCGCCTTCGTGAACTGTCGCTGCCTGAGGATGACGGCATAGCCATCAACCCGGTTGATTTCTATGCCCATCCTGCAACTCCATCACTCTGGTGTGCTCTCAATGACTAGCACTAGCCAGGCCAAACCGCGTCGGTACGCGCGGTCCACCCACAGCATCAAGGTCGGCACCCATCTCTGGCCCGATGTGCTGGAGCTAGTGCGCAAGCACGCCGAAGAACACCACCTCACCCCTAGCGGTGCGGTGCATGACTGCCTGCGTCGTTACTTCCAACTTCCCACCATCAACTGATCCATGGCTGATTTCCAACCCGCTCTGCCTGTGCCTGTGAAGTGGAGCACCGGCGAGAACCGCTACGACACCGCTGGCAAGCAACCGCGCAGCCTCTCGCTGTTTATTCCACGCGAGTCGGCCGTGGCCTTTGCCAACTACATCATGAACAGCGCTGACGACAATGAGAAGCAGCGCACTGGCAAGGTCTGGGACTACGAAAAGAAGGCCGAGGTTGAAGTGGAAGGATTTTACATCAACGGCAAGGGCCGCGAGGGCAACGGCGGTGACTTTGGCACCATCAACCCGGCAGCCACGAACGCGGCACTGCCAGCCACGATGCCGTTCTGATGAAGCCTCAGCTGTTTAGCAGCTCCGGCGTCCGCATTGAGTCACGCCGCGATCACAACGGCCGTATCTCTCTGGCATGGAAACCCCATGCCTCCATGTGGTTCAACGATCGCCGCAGCCTGCTTCGCTGGTTGGCATGGCCGATCAAAACACCCACCGGTGATGCCCTGCGCGCCTGGCTAGATGAGCTGGAATCCTCGGACAAGGGGGTCAAGCCCAAGGCCACAGAAGGCCTCAGCGCCGAGCACATTGCCACCGGCTTCGGGCCCGAGGTGCATGGCGTGGACGAGTCCGACCCCAACCATCAAACGCGCACCATCATCTGATGAATCCTTGCGATCCGATCGTTCAGCAGGCCCGTCAGGACCTGCTGGATCGTGCCTACGAGCTGAACGGTCGCAATAAACCTGACCACCCTTTGCATTGCCTCTACACCGCTCTGGCGAACACCACCATCTATGAGTGCCTCAACAAGCCCAACAATTGAAGACCTGCTGGCCGAATGGTGGCGGGACTCCTATCCCTACGCTGCCCCGATCAACAACCAGACCGCACTGCTGATGACGCAGTTTGCATCCTGGTTGCTCGCTCAGAAGTCCCGCGAACTTCACTCCTAAACCCATGGCCGGCACTGCCGGCCTTTTCCTTGTCCGCTCATGTCTGTCGGCTCCCTTGATTGGCTCCTCCAGCATTCGCACAACTACCCTCTGCTCACTGGCGAGCAGGAAATCATCTACAACCGCCACGTCCGGGAATGGCTAGCCCTGCGGGATAAGGCCAACCCGACCAAGCGTGAGCAGGCTGTGATCCGCCGTGGCAAACGGGCCTACGACCGCTTCTTCATGTCCAACATCCGTATGGTTGTTCACCTCGCTCAGCGCTACCGGCGCTTTGTTGGGGCATTGACGCTGGAGGACATGACGCAGGAAGGCCTGCTTGGCCTGGAGCGGGCCATCGTCAAGTTTGACGCTACTCGCGGCTACAAGTTCTCTACCTACGCCTTCAACTGGATAAGGCAGTCCATCAACCGCTCCATCAGCAGCAAGTCGCGCATGATCCGACTGCCGGACAATGCGATCCAGTCCATCAAGAAGGCCTTTGACTACATGAACGAGTACAAGCGGAAGCATGGGCACCGTCCGACGCTTGCACAGATTTCGGAGCACTGCAACATCAGTCAGCACACCCTGCGGGCATATATGCCGCACGGTGCGCCGGTGATCAGCTTGGATGAGCTGTGCTGCAATAACCGAGAGGATGCCTCAACCTTGCTAGAGCTGATCGCTGACGCGAACAACACCAATGAAGTGGATATGTTTGCTGAGCAGGTGGATCAGCTGCATGAGGCTATTGGCGGGCTGAATCCGATTGATCGTCACATCCTCGACAGCCTCTACTACGGCGTGGATGGCGCACCGATCAGCATGAGGCAGATTGCCAGCGAGGTGGGCATCACCCGTCAGGCAGTGGCCCAGCGGCACAATGCCACGCTGCGCCGTCTGCGCCTCAAGCTTGCTCAGAGAGGGCCGCTTGACACTCCAGCGCTGCAATGTGCTTAGTGGCAGCACGCAGAATCAAATCCTGCTGCATCGTCAGCTGACATAGCTTGAGCAGCATGTCTTGAGCTTCACCCAAGCTGTAGCAGGCAATCGCTCGCCGCTGGCGTTCCAGAGTGAGCAGGTGCTCAGGCCCCGGCTTGGGGACCATCCACTCACCCCAGGCCATACGGCTATCTAGAGGTACTCCGTAACTTGCCCGCGATGGTGGATCAGCCGCGTGTTGAGCTGATCCATACCATCAACGGCAAATTGTGGCGGGTGTGTGGGATGGGTTATTGCACGTTTCACGCGCAGCGATGGCAGGCGGTAGTGATGTTTGAGTGTTTGATGGTTGCAAAGGGCTTAAGCGGTCAGGATGCGACGGACGGTGGAGCGGGAGATCAGTAGGTGGTCAGCGATGCGCTGTTGTGTCCAGCCCTGACGGCGCAGGCGCTTGACGCGTTGCTCACGGCTCTCGCTCAGCCAGAGCACGACGCCCAGCAGGGCGACCAGTGGCAGCAGCAGCCACCAGAGGATGCAGGTGGTGGTCATTCGTCGTCCTCCGTGTCGAGGTAGTCGGCGATCAGATCAGCGAGGTGCTCGGGGAGGTTTCCATAGACCGCCAACTCGGCGAGGTCTTCTGGGTGTGCTTCCAGCGCGAGCACCAGCAGCCGCACGGCTGCGATGGTGTCGGGGTGCATGGTTTCAATGCTGTGGAATGCCGGTGGTGGGCGCTGCCCATCTCTTCCGACACGTACACACTACCGCACTAGCTAGCCAACGTCTACTGCTAGGTGGCTAGGCAGCCTCAGGGCCGTCGTCTGACTCGCGGGCCAGCCACTCACGGGCATAGCTCTCGCTGTAGCTCATGAACGTGATCTGATTCGCATAGGCGATCCACAGCACTGCACCGGTGTCGCGTTGCAGACGGATCAGGCCGGGGGCGATCTCAGTGCTGATGCCGTTCATGGGTTGGCAATGATGGCCCAGCCGTCGTTGCCCTCAACCATCCATCGAGGCCCCCAGTTCTTGCGGGAGTAGGCCAGGCCAGCGCCGCGAGTGCCGGCATAGCTGCCTTCGGCTACAAGCATTTCGCCGAATGGATCGTTGACGATCACAGCCGTGGGCGTGGTGCCGATGACGATCAGCCAGTGGCCACCACCCGATGGTGCGGTGCTTGGGCCATGGTGCAGAAACCCGCATGGCACCGGCACACCGCGTGCAATCTGCTGCTCTAGGTCTGCCCAGGTGCAGTTCTGGCGGAACTTGGCACTGATGCCGTAGTGAGCCAAGGCCTTGAGCTGTGCCTGCGCATCGGTGGTGTCGCCATACTTCAGCACCGTCTGGAGGTACTGGTCATCCGCGTTGGCTCCGCTGAGCTTCCCAGGCCGCAGGTAGGCCACGAGCATGGCGCAGCTGCTGCTGAAGCACATGCGGTTGGCTTGACCAGCCACCTGGCTGTCGTGCTGGCTGTAGTACGGCACCTTCAGCGGACCAAGCGCACCGCTCTGCTGCACAGGCACACGACCAGCGTTGCAGAACAGATCAATCTCGGCTTGCCGGCGCCGCTCTAATCCAGCCAGGACGGCCTCACCAGCATGGACCCACTTGGCCAGCTCCTGCCGCACCACGGTGCAGGGCTCCTCACCCTTCAGCAGCCGCTTGCGCAGTGTTGAGTCTTCAACTGCGGCCAGACCGACGTTGTAGGCAAAGCTGATCAGCGCAGCGATGCGATCCACGTGCCAACCACGGGCCAATGGCAGCAGCTGCAGCACACCTGGCCCAAACAACGTCTCCACATCGTTGACCAGCAACTCATCAGCCATGGCCTGGCTGATCTTGTCGCCCTTGCGCACCGGTGAATCCAGATAGCGCGTGGTGCCGTAGCCAATCGTCCACGGTGCGCCACCGGTCCCAGGATCTGGGTAGGCCTCCAGCTTGCAGCCCTCAAACGCTTTGATGATCTTCAGCGCGGGTGCCACCCAACCAGGTGGTGGCAGTGCCTTGGGTGGTGGATCAGCGCGGTACAGCTCCGCAAACTCATCAAGCTGATCAACAGTGAGCTGCCCTTCCAGCCAGTTCCAAGCTGCCAGCTGATGACTGAGAGCCTTGTAATGCTTGGCTGCATCAGCTAGGCGGATGCTGGTCAAAATCGGGCCTCCAGCTTGGCCAGCCGCTGCTCAATGCCATTGAGCCGTGGGTACAGCTCTTGGCGATCTTCTTTGATCTCGGCTCGCAACAGGCTGACTTCACCAGCGATG